ACCCAGCACATCAGCGAGGTATTGGGTAGCCTGTGCGCTCGTGATCATTGTTGCTTGGCCTTGGCTTCGGCGATGCGTTCGGCCAACTTCCCGTCGGAGAGGTTGGAGCGAAACTCAACGCCCAGGGCCTTGGCTTCGGCTTCCATCTCGTCGCGGCTTGTGGACTTGACAAATTCGGCGCCATCGCTTGACGAGTCAAGCTCGATCACATCGCCAGCTTCAGCGATAGCCTCGGCCACTTCTTGGGAACTGACCCGTTCACCCTCTGTCACGACCTCGACCACAGGCGGCACATTGACCACCAGAGCCGGAGCAAACGGCACAGTGACTTCTGCGTCGTCAGCAGCAGGCGAGCACTTGCCCAGCGCCCAAGCTGGCACCGAGTCAAGCTCGATCACATCACCCACCCGAGCCCCGAGGGGCCAGGGTGCTTTGAGGAAAGTGATGACGTGCTTCATGGTCAGACAGAGGTCCCGTGGATGAAGGGCGACTGGCCGTTGTAGTCGGCGCGGAACTGCGGGGCAGCGGCAGCGATCACGTTGAACAGGTAGTCGTCTTCTGGCTCGCTGCGGGTCTTCGGGCGAGTCACGGTAGGCATAGCAGACAGGATGCCGCCCCACTCGCCGATGTCCAGATCAACCACGCCCAGGATCTCGTTGACCGGCACCGTCGATGCGGGCACGATCTCTTTGATCTGGCCGATTGCCATCAGACGTTGCAGGATGGTGCCGCTGTAGGCTGCGGCGTAATCCGTGGTGTCTGCGGCGGTGTAGTCGCCCTGGTTGAGGAACAGGGTGATTTGGCCGAACTGGTTGTCACCCAAGGCGGCGGAAATGGCCTGCTTGACAGCGGTCAGCCATTGAGCGCCAGTGGCGGTTGCCAGCGTGAAGCCGTGGGCAAACGTGTTGCGCTGCGGCAGGGTGCGCAGGCCATAGATGGTGTCGCCACCCACGTTCACCGACGACAGGCCGTTAATCACCATGTCTTCCAACTTCTCGGCAACCTTGCGCTGCTTGTTGGCGATGGTGGTCACGTCCAGCATCCCGCCACCCTTGCGGATGACTTCCATTTGGCGCCAGCCCATGCGAGCCGTTGCCGTCAGCACAGGCACCGGGGTGCCCACGAACTTGACGTTGGCCTGGTCGGCCTTGGCTTGGTTGCGGCCATCCATCGACACAGCCACTTCGCCCGAGTCAGAGACCTGCGGGTAGTAGTTGACCAGATCGGCAATGCTCACCGGAATGGTGGAGGCTTGAGCCAGGCGATTGAACACGGCCAGGCGCGAGCGGGCGATGGCTTGAGCGCGGGCGTCGATGCGGCGCCATGCGTCCAGGGGAATCGCCAGGGCGTTACCCTCGAATGACATGGCGGCGCTGTTGGCAGCCAGAGCGGTTTGGCGCTCGTTGAAATGGTCGCGGGCGTTCGTGACCGAGGCCCATTGCTCAGGAGAGAAGTTCAGCATCATGGACCTCCTTTAGGCCTTGGTGTAGAAGTTTGTTACGCACACGTCGGCCAGGTCGCCAGCGGCCAGGGTGCCGCCTGCTTGGTCGAAGTGAGCGACAACCACGTTGCCGGTGGCGGCAGCAGCCAGACGACCGGACGCAGCCACCGTCAGCTCTTGACCGTTGGTGTAGGTGCCAGCCGCCATTGCCCAGACAACCTCGTCTTGCGGCTCGACCAGATAGGCCAAACCGGTTTCGCCCGAGGTGTAGGCGGTCAGCATCGGATCGGTTGCGGTGAAGCCCGAAGCGGTGGAACCGTAGAAATCACGGTTGCCCAGCAGAGCCAAGCGGCCACCGCTGACAGCGGCTGCCTGGGTCAGTTGCGAGGCACCGACAAACACGGCGGTGCAGGGCAGCAGAGCGCCCGAGACGGTGCGGTCAGAGATGACGCGCGGGTCTTCTTTGGCGCTGCGGAAAACTCGATTTGCGGCCATGGTTTATGCCTCCAGCTTGTTGATGTCGTACCACTCAGCGCCACCCTTGGCACTGGTGTTGCCAGCGATCACCGGGGCGGCGGTCTTGGCGTTGGCTTGGATTTCCTTCAGGCGGTCAAGGCCCAACTTCTTCAGGTCATCGACCGTCAGCGAGGAATTGACAGCCAGGGCCTGAGCCAGCGTGGTGACTTCAGCGTCACGGGCGGCGGCTGCGTTGGCTTCAAACTCGGCAACCTTGGAGTTGGCGGCGTTGAGCTTGTCATCGACCGGCTTGGTGATGAGGGCGTTGTAGGCGGCCAGCAGTTGGACATCGTCCTTGCCTTCCGCGCTGATGCCGGCTGCATTGAGCGCGGCGAGGATCTTGTCTTTCACTGTGTCCACCTTTTCGGAGTTGGTGACGGGCTTGTATTCCACCTGTCGAACGACCTCGACCGGCTCATTGGAAAATGCTACGGAGCCATCAGAACCGACCGCGTAGTCCTGTCGGTAGTGCTTGCCGTCCTTGTCCGTCCAGATGGCGTAACGGTCGAACACGTCACGAATCCATGCGCCTTCTGGCATGAGCGCATACAGGCTAGAGGTGATCTGATCAAAGCTCACGTCTTGCGAACCGTTACCCAGCAGGCGGTTCACCCACGCCTTCAGGCCGGTGCTGCGCTTGTCTTCGGGGTCGGTGTTGACGGTCACGGTTTCCACCTCATCGGCTTCGCCTTGTGCGTTCAGGAACATGCCCACCCCATCGGCTGGGGTGCCTGCGCCAGACTCATGCAACAGAAACGCCACATGGTCATAGTTGATTTCGGTGGCGATCCGGCTGTACTTCTTGCCGTTGCTTTCACCGTTCGCCGTGATCGACTTGCAGATGAGGCCGGTGCTGACGTGGATCGGATCGGTGCTCGTGCCGTTGATGGCCGCGTCAAGGCGCTCGACCATCTTTGCGCCGTCCGGGTGGGCTTTGGCTTGGGCCTCGTTCACCACCAAGTCAACCAGAGTGCGGCCACCATCATGGCGGGCATTACGGCAGATGGCGCCCGCGTAGGAGGTCAGCAGGGCGTCACCGTTCAAGGCGCTGATGTGCTGACCTGCCGCGTTCTTTGGGTGCCCTGCGGGTGCGGGCTTGCCCTCAAGGCTCGACACGCCCGCCTTGAGTTCATCGGCGGGGTACAACATCGAGTTCATGACGATTCCGTCAACAGCCCCGCATACGTCTTTCACGGTGTAGGTACTGCCCGACTTGCTGACGTTGGCAGCGTTGACGGCACTGAGGATGTGAATGCGTTTGGCTTTCATGCATGAAATGCTAGGCAGACACCAAAACACGCCCGCGCTACACTGCCCGGATGCCTCTAAAGCCCCGCAAGCCAGCCAAAAAGCGCGTCCCGTGGACTGATGAGGTGTTCACGATCCTGGGGCGCCACTTGCAGCGAGAAAAGGCAGCGAGGGAAGAAGCCCCAGCGAAGAAGCGCAAGCCGCGCAAGCCTTAGCCGTGCTTCGACTGCCAGGTTTTGCGCTCGTTCGACATGGCCGATTGCAGGCGCTTCGTGAGGATCGGCTTACCCTCTGCATCGAGTAGGCAAGTCGTCTGCGCGCAGTAGCAGTTGTATCTATTCCCGCCCTCACCGTAGAACTTACGCACCTCGTCCGTGCTGTAGGTGTGCCCGTTGCGGCTGGCGTGCCACGAGCGCGTCGAAGCCTTCAGCGCCGATGTCCACAGCAACGCCGTCTTGATGCCTAGCGACTCTTCGGCGTAGTCCGATTCTGCCCATGTGGCCTGCCTGAGCGTGTCCGTGATGTCGGTCTGAGCGTAGGACAGCGCCTTTTCTTTGCTCACGCCCAGGCGCTCGGCAATCTCGGTTTTCACGGCTTTCGGGTTCTTGCCGTCCACCACTGCCCGCCCGATGATCTGCGAGAGTTCCGCTCGACTGGTTGCAGCCAGGCCGCGCCAATGTTCGTAGCTCTTGACCTGAGCCATGCCCAAGCGGGTTTTGTAGGGCGTGCTGTAGATGACCTGTTCAAGCGCCCGCGTACTGGCGTAGGCAGTGGACAGATTCGACAGGTTCGCCACGGCCTGGGCTGTTCCAAGTTGCGCAGAATCCTGCACATAGGCATCCCACCAGAACAGGTTGGCCGGGTCTTTGCCCGCTGCAATCCATCGTTCAAGTGCTGCGGCCAGTCCGTCAGACAGCGCGGCCATTTGCTCAGGCGTCAAGCCGTACAGAAATCCGCCAGCTTCACGATTGAGGGCGTAGACGGGGATCGCATCGAACAGGGCTAAAACATCGCGCTCAAGGCCCGCAAAACGCTTTGTGATGTCGGCGGTGGCGCGCTTGATGATGGAGGCAGACCCGGTGCGGTCTTTGGGCGTGCCGTGGATTGTCGGATTCACTCGGCCCTATCCATTGCGTACCCTGCTGCCTCCCGAATCTCGGCAGGGTCAAACGGCAGCACACCAGAGCCACCAGCGCGGAAAACTTCGGTATTGATCGCGGCCAGCTCGCGGGCGTTCTTGAGCTTGTCGGCGTCGCTCGGGGCTGAGATGTCCGGCCACTCGACGACAAACGACCCTTCAGGCAGGGCTTTGCAGGCTTGCAGGCGCGTCACGCACTCGACCAGTGCTGGCGTGAGTTCAAAGACGCGTCGGGCGCTGTAGCGGGCGTTTGCGTCGGCCCTGTCCTCGTCGCTGGCAAGGCGCCCGGTCTGCTGACCAAAAAGCACGGTGAACGGCAGGCGGACAGAAGCGGCGAACGTGCTTGCTGCCACCTCAAATGGGCGCGACGGGTCGGCAATGGTGGTTTGTAGCACACCGGCCTTAGCGCCTTGCGTCACCAGGGTGGCGTCCATGTTGGTGTTGAGCCTGCGCGCTTGGTCTTCGTGCGCCTGCTTGACGCTGACTTTCTCGCCGTTCTCGCCAATGGTTGCTGGGGTGGCGTTCACGTCATATTCGACGGTGATGGTCCGGGCCGAGTTCTTCAGGAAGGACTCAGCCGAGCCGCCCGTGATTTTCTCGATGTCCACCAGGGCATTGAATCCCGCCTTGAGCAGCGGAACGCCATTGTAGAAGTCGCCATTGACTGAGCCCTCAGCCAGGATCTGCACCCGCGAAGGGTGAACACTGACCCATTGGCGAGGGCGCCCGCTGTTGTCGTCAGGGCTTGATGTCTCGTACTGAAATTCAAGCGGCGTGCCGTAGGTTGGGGAGTTGGCATCCTCATCCCAACGCAAAACCTTGATCTGGCTTTCATACACCGGCACGATGTCCACCAGCTTGCCATTGCCCAATGGCTCAGACAGAGGCCGGCCATCGGCGACACGGTAGATCAGGCCGGAGAAGCGGCCCACCAAATTCCTGCGGTCGAAGTCCTTGAACTTGCCCCAGAAGTTGATGGCAGTGAGCGCGGTGGACACTTCGTTTTCCCACGTCCCCGCCTCGCTGCTGCCCGCCTCCTTGATACGCGGAACATCCTTCCAGCAGCCATCAAGAACGCGATGCACAGCACCATGACCAACGCCCCCACGCTCATAGGCGCGGAGGTAGTCGGTAAACGTCAGGTCGGTGCGATACCCATACTGAGCCCATGCCGTGGGCCGCTTGGTATCCAGGGCGCCCAACGAATCCGCCAAAGCCTCACGCGCTCGGCGTGCGTCGTAGTCGGTAGAGTTGACTGTGATCGTGGTCATAGGGT